CCATACAAGATTTATTATTCCTAGAAAACAGGGATAGAAAATATGACGACGATGTTTACGTTGTAAGAGGAATTTATAATGTACAGGACGCTGACTTTAATTTGTCACAGTTTGGAATGTTCTTACAGAACGACACTTTATTCCTTACAGTACATTTAAATGACATAGTTGAAAGAATTGGTAGGAAGCCAATGTCGGGAGATGTCATAGAATTCCCGCACATGAAGGAAGATTATTCATTGGATGAAAGCATACCTATCGCACTGAAAAGATACTACGTTGTGGAAGATGTGAACAGGGCGGCCGAAGGATTTTCAGCATCATGGTGGCCACATCTACTTAGGTTAAAAATGAAAACACTAGTAGATTCTCAAGAGTTCAGAGACATACTTGGTGATGCGACCACAACCGGATCTGTGGCTAGTTACATGAGTACCTACAACAGAGAAAAAACAATCAACGATCAGGTTGTTGCACAGGCAGAATCAGATGCTCCAAAGGCAGGATTCAATTACAAACAATACTATGTTGCACCTATAGATGAAAGGGGTAACATCAGGACAGAAAATGTTAATACGGAAGACCAAAGAGCAAGTAGTGATAGGACAGTCAATGCAACTGTCGATACTCCTGCTTCTTCTCACTATGGATTCTATTTAGACGGAGATGGTGTTGCACCAAACGGAAACCCAGCAGGATTTGGGATATCTTTCCCAACATCGGGCGTTGACAAAGGTGATTATTTCTTAAGGACTGATTACTTGCCTAACAGATTATTCCGTTATGACGGAGCCAGATGGGTTAAAATTGAGGACAGTGTGAGAATAACTACAACGAACAATGATTCAAGATCAAACTACAAAACAAGTTTTGTAAACAACACGACAGAATCGACCATAAACGGTTTAACAGTTACACAAAGACAGTCATTGGCAGACGCTCTGAAACCAAAGGCTGACAATTAAGAATGCTACACTTTTACGAAGGACAGGTTAGGAAATTTTTAACTCAATTTATTAGGATATTGAGTAATTTTTCTGTGGAAACAGGTAGAGGCAGTGATGGAGCAATAAATCTGCGTCCAGTGCCTGTGGTGTACGGAGATCCAACAAGACAGGTTGCAAACATCATAAGAAACAATAGTGAAAATGCTTTAAATTATGCACCAAAAATTGCCTGCTATGTGAGAGAATTAAACTACGATAGGGAAAGAATGCAGAATCCTTATCATATAGAAAAACAACACCTCAAAGAAAGAGATGTTGATTCTGATGGCAACTACACAAATCAATTGGGTGCTGGTTATACTGTAGAAAAAGTTATGCCCTCACCTTTTAGATTAGAAGTCACAGCAGATATTTTCTCATCAAACACAGACCAAAAACTACAGATCATGGAACAAATTTTGTATTTGTTTAATCCGGATTTTGAAATACAGAAAACAGACAACTACATAGACTGGACAAGTTTAAGTTACATTGAGTTAGGTAATATTACATTTAGTTCGAGAACTATTCCAGTGGGTGCCGATTCCGAAATTGATGTAGCAACATTACAATTTAGTATGCCAATATGGTTATCACCGCCAGTTAAAGTTAAAAAACTAGGTGTTGTACAGAAAATCATTATGAGCATGTACGACGACGATGGTGGCATAGCAAAAGGACTGATAGACGGCGAACTAATATCAAGAAGTTATATCACACCGAACAATTTTGGATTGTTGGTGACCGGAAATCAGTTGAGATTATTAGGTTCAACAGGCACAAACGTCAAGTCAGGCGGTGATGGATTCTACTCAGGTGCAAATGCACCAACAAATTTTGATCCATTTGAGACTTTTGGTCCAGCAGTCAACTGGAAAGTGTTACTGGATCAATACGGCAAGGTCACAAACGGCACATCACAGATAAGGTTGACACAACCAAACGGAAATGAAATTGTTGGTACTATTGCAACAACAACACTAGATGACACAATTTTACTGTATACAATAGACGATGACACAATACCAAGCAATTCAATTGCACCAGTGGGTCCTAATGTGAAAAAAATTATAAATCCTGCAACATTTGATCCAGGCACACCTACCACGGGTGACAGGTATCTAATTATAAATGATATCGGTGATTCTACGGCAAGTTTCCAGAGTGCAACATGGGGATCAATAGTGGCCAGCGTTGGAGATATAATTGAATATGACGGTGCCAAATGGGTCAAGAAGTTTGATGCATCACATCCAGATTCAACACAACACTATATTACCAATCTTAACACAGGAATACAGTACAGGTTCAATGGAACCGAATGGGTGAAATCTTACGAGGGTGTGTACACACAAGGTAATTGGAGCATTGTATTGGATGGCGGCGCAGATCCAGGGTACAACTCATCAATTGACGCTACCACTCCATAATTGCTATAATATAGGATGAAAGAAAACATAGTTTGTTCGGGTGCGTTGTTCTATGCCACAAGCACTAAACGTTTCCTGTTCCTGCAGAGGACTGATAAGAAAACACAAGGCATGTGGGGATTGGTTGGTGGTAGATCTAAATTCACCGAGTCCGCTTTCGAAGGACTGAAACGTGAGATAGAAGAAGAAACCGGCAGTCTGCCCAAATTTAAAAAAGTTATACCATTAGAGATGTTCACTTCCAATGATCAAAAGTTTTTCTTTCACACATACCTTATTGCGATAGATTCTGAATTCATACCTAGACTTAACGAAGAACATTCAGGATACTGTTGGACTGCTTTTGAATGCTGGCCCAAGAACTTACACATGGGTCTCAAAAATACACTCAATAATAAAAGTATAAAAGGTAAGTTACAAACTATATTAGATTTAATTGTGTAAAAAAAAAGGCGACCCTAAGACCGCCTTTTGATTCTACTAAAAAGTATGAGTATTTACTAGTGACTAGTTCTCACTGCCGCTAATACTGAACCTTGTCCCGCTGTCGATTTGCTAGTTAATGCTCTACCAATCACGTTGAATGCTGTGCATTCTGATTTTTGAGCCGCCCTAGCGTATCCAGGTACTGATGCAGAAATAAGTCTGTCACCTTTGTTCACTGTACCGATAACTTTTACGTCAACCCTACCTGTCATTGCGATGTAAGGGTGAGTGTTGTCGTTACCTGCTCCGCCGTTCATTTTGAATGCCGCTTGTTCTAGGCTAGAAACAACACCAAACACTTCGTCTGATGCTTCTTCGTTTACCTGTGTGATCTCTTCTGCGCCACCTAATGCAACAACTGTTCCTGGTGCGTATACTGAGTCAGATGCGAATCTTTCAGCGACGTCAGAATACTGTGCCGCTGTTGCTGTACCTTCTAGGTTCGCTAATAGCGTTCCTACTGATACAGTTATACCACCTGATTTGTCAGCCGCTGTTGAAGTTGTTAAACCCATTGCGAATTTGTCTGCTGATTCATCCCAAACGATTGCCGCGTTGTTACCTGTTGAACCCCTCTCAATGATGATACCCGCATCGTTACTTGATGCTGATATACCAGTGTTAAGTTCAATTAAGTTATCTGCTATTGTTGTGTTTGTTGAACTGACTGTTGTTGTTGATCCGTTTACAGTCAAGTCACCTGTCAACACAAGGTTACCGCTTATTAAGGCGTTGTTAGTTATAACTGTGTTACCTGTTGCTGTGATAGTACACAGGCCTGTTGATGTTACAGTTAAGTCAGTACCGTCTGATTCAATCTTCTCACCGCCTGTACCAAATAGCACACCTATGTTGTTAGGTACTGCCACGTCTGCACCTGCTGTCAGGTTGATGTTTCCTGTAGCAGTGATTGTTGTTGCCGCTACCGCGAAGTCTGCCACTTCTGTTGCGTCTGCTGTTATCTCAACTTTACCTGTTCCTGAGTCAGTTACAGTTACGTTTGTGTTCAATTGAGAAATACTATTTTGTGATAATCCAGCCAGTGAATCATCTACGTATTTCTTGTTGGCAAATTGCCCGTCAGCCGCTGGTGCCGACGTAGTTCCGCCTGTTATTGTGTTTGCTGAGGCTGAAATAACGATATCACCTACTTCTAATCCGTTATTAACCCTAAAGTTTCTTGTTGTCATGGTTCCATATCTCCCACATGATTGTTGTTATTATTGCTGTATTTATGGTAAAATTGCTATTATTCTGCTAGAGCGTTTATTCTGTACGCATTTACTACTGTTGACGCACCAGATGTGGATGATATACTTAACTGTAGGCTGTTGTCAGCGTCTGATTTGAATCCTGCTGTGAATTCTAACTGCGTGGTTCCTTTTGTTGACACATAAGTTCCTGGTGTTACTGACGCTTCTCCCGGCGCACCTGCACAGAAAACTTCATACACACTGTAGTGACCTTCAGAAGAGTTACCTCCTACAACATAGTACATTGCCGCCGTTGCATCGTCTAGATCGAAGTCGTCGAACGCTGTGGCACTGGAACTTATTGTGGTTGCGCCTATTATCTTTTGATTACCATTTGACACTGCACTCATTGAATCTGATAACAAGGTCTTGTGTATTTTTAGCGATAGATTTGGTTCAAGGCCTGCCGCTGACACTACAACATTGGTGCTGACTATCTGTGCTGTCAATGTGACCATATCGTGGTTTCCTGTGTTCACTATACCATACTGGGAAATATACGCTGTGGACCCATCATGCACCACAAGTGCTTCTATGACACCTGTTTCTGTTTTTGCATTGTTGTCTATTAGTATGGTGTATTTTGCCGCCCTGTATGTTCCGTGTGCGAATGAATCTATGGTTTCAGATGCAGAATCAACATCTGTGTTAGAAGTCGTGACTGTGACACCTGCAGTTGCGTCGGAAGTGTTTGCTCTCGATATTGGAATCTTGTAATAACTTATTTTAGAATCATTACTTGGTGCTGTAATCTTCACCCTGACCTGGCTATTGGATATGTCTGCAGTGGTAGATGGCAATGAGTTGTTGGCGTCCGATGCACCACCCCTTGGACCACTTACAAATGCGTCTGAGTCATTGTGAGCCACAGTGAAACAAGATGCACTTGAACGGTCGTTTGTGAGATCGTTCAACGCCACAAAGTACCATGCCATGTCCGCACTTGACGACTGGAAGTAGTCTACGGTCCTAGCAGAAGTACTCACTGACTTGTTGTTCTTTATGACCACCCGTGTATCGTCTGAAGGAGTTGTGGTACTTGTACCAAATGACAGTGTACCGGATCCGTCTGTCTTCAAAAATTCACCTGCACTACCGTCAGTGGTTGGCAAAGTGAACGCAACACCACCTGAAGTGATGATTACACCACCTGTGCCGGCCGGTGTGATGTTGATACTTGCATTGGATCCATTGGATACAATGTCATTTGTTGTAATTGAAGTTGCTGTTAGTGTTCCTGTTACTGTTGGTGTTGAAATTGTTGGTGCTGTTAAAGTTTTGTTTGTTAATGTGTCTGTTGTCGCTCTACCAACTAACGTGTCAGTAGCCGCTGGCATTGTTAAAGTGTTTGAACCACTTGCTTGTTGTAATGACGCTATTACTGGTGTTGTAAGTGTTTTGTTTGTTAATGTCTGTGAACCAGCCAATGTTACAACTGTGCTATCTATGGCTGTGGTCACTGTGTTACCACTGACAGATGTGCTTATGCCGTTGCCACCTGCGAAGTGTAACGTTTCTGAATCTAGATCAATTGCTATCGCAGTTGAATCATCAGCCGTTATATCAAGATCTTCTGCTGTAATCTGCGTGTCAACATAATCTTTTACCGCGGCCGATGTTGGTAATGTTGTGTCATTGTCATTGGATCCAATGCCTTCTCCTTCTGTAATTATCGCCGCCGCTTTGAAATCTGCAACATCAATGTTTGAAATACTATTTCCTGTGCCTTCTACATCGAACGTTTTATTTGTGAATGTATCTGTTGTTGCTTTACCTACTAGTGTGTCAGTTGCCGCTGGTAGTGTGACTGTCACGTCGGCCGTTGACGCTGGACCAATTAAAGTTACACCGTTGGTTCCGTTGTCTGTACCTTCTAAGAATTTAATTTGTCCACCAGCACTGTTACTGCCTGCCCCTATTACCAGACTGTGTCCTGTTGCTGTAGTGGTTGTCGCCGCAACGGTTGTTAGTCTGTCAGTGCCGTCAACTTCTATAGTTACATTTCCTGTGCCACTGTCAACAACTGTAACGTTGCTGTCTCCTTGTGAAATACTAGTTTGAGATAATCCTGATACTTCTCCATCTACATATGCTTTGATTGATTGTTGTGTTGCCAAAAGAGATGCACTGTTGCTTGACATGTTGTCTTCGTCTGCAATACCTGTTACTGTTGCTCCAGAGGCCAATGCTAAACTTGTAGATGAACTTAATGCACTTGCTACACTTAAAGTTCCTGTGACGTCAACATTTTCTGCTATTGTAATTTTTGTTGAGTCTGAACTGTCTAGTGTTGTTCCATTTACTCTTAATGCACTTAATAAAACATCACCTGTACCACCAGGCTGTATTGATATGTCGGCATTACTTGGACCACTAATAGTTTGACCTGAAAAGGTTAAGGTACCTGTAGATGCCGCTGATATGAAACTTAATGTGCCAGAACCATCTGTTGCTAGAACTTGGTTTGCTGAACCATCTGATGTTGGATATGCCAATCCGCCTGCAGTCAAAGTTCCTGTGACATCAACGCTTTCCGCGAATGTTATTTTTGTTGAATCTGCGGCACTGAAAGTTGTGCCTCTTACTGTTACTGCATCTAGGACTATGTTTCCTGTGCCTGATGTTGAAAATGTTAAATCTGCGTTTGAAGGTGCTACTATGTTAGTGATCGATATGTCACCCTCTGCACCAAATTCTAATCCTGTGCCTGCCCCATTTACTTTTAGGACTTGTCCTGCTGAACCAATTGCGTTAAGTCCTGTTCCACCAAATGCTACGCCTACTGCGTCACCCGACTGGAATTCTGCCAATCCCGTGGCAACATTTGACTCATTAAAGACTACTCGTACCGGTGTTTTTTCTGCCATATCCTAGTTCTGTGCCCGGCCTTCTTGGACTCACCGGATGCATTTCCTTTTGTTTATGTTTTCGTAGGTATTTATGGATTTTTTCGATTAAAACTGGAACAGAGTTGCACCAGCGGCGTTTGATGCCAAACTACTACCGCTTGTAAGTGTAAATGTTTGATTTGCTTCGGTGTAAACAGGAACGTCTTCCACAGTGCCATTGAACTCTAACGTAAGATCTGCTGTGCCTGCCAAGAACTGTGCGTCTGTTTTGTTTGTGCTACCATCACTTACAAATACTTTGACAAATTGTATTGGTCTAGCGGCAGTTTTACTGGTTTTGCCACCAAGGACTATTGGTTGATCTTGAACCTTTGATCCTGAAGGTAATGTTGCTCCTGTGGCCGCAATAGCAATAGTACCTGTTCCATCTGAAGAAATAGTTGCACCGCCAATATCTAATGTCTCTGCAGAAAGAAATGCTGTTGACCATCTTCTTGATGCTGAACCTAACTGGTAAACACCATCTGCACTTGGTATTAAGTTACCTGCTACCTGCACTCCAATACTAGAGTCTTCGGTTGATATTGTTGTACCTGCCACTCTTATTCCTTCGATTACAACGTTACCGTTGCTTGAAACTAACGTTAAGTCTGCGTTGCTGGGTGCAGTCAAAGTTGAACCGATTGCTGTTAAATCTCCCAAACTGCTACTGCTACTAGTATTATTATCAACGTATGCTTTGATTGACTGTTGGGTTGCTAGTGCTGTTGCACTATCAGAACTCAGGTCATCTTCATCTAATATTGTTGTTACGCCAGCGCCAGAACCAATTTTAAATGTATCATCAACAACAACACTACCAGATCCTGAAGTTGTTAACGTCAAGTCTCCATTGCTCGGTGCAGAGATTGTTGAACCGGTGATTGTCATGTCACCCAGTGACTTTAATGTATCAGCGTATCCAAGACTCGTCCATGCTGTTGATCCGTCTCCTATCTTGAATCTATTAGTGTCCGATTCCCAACCGAACTCTCCTGCCGCCATTGTTGGATTATTGGATGTCCAGTCTGCCGCGGTGTCTCTTCTTAATTGTATCTGTGTTGGCATTATTCTGCTGTGCCTCCGTCTATTGCTGTGATCCCACCGTACGTCGAAGCGGCCGTTCCGCCATCAAGACTACCAGAGCCACCACCAGAAGAATCTGCAAAAGATAAAACTCCTGAACCATTGGTCTGTAAAACTTGGTTTGCACTACCGTCTGAAGACGGAAGAGTGTATGCATTTGATATATTAATTTTGCCAGAACCGGCTGTTATAAGTGTCAAATCTGCGTTGCTTGGTGCGGACAGTGTTGAACCAACAGCAGTTAGGTCTCCAAGGCTAGTCGATGATCCGCCTCCGGTGCTGATTTCGGTACCACCTGCTGTACTGCCATCACCGAGACGCAAACTACCTGTGTCCACGTCAACTGCAAGGTATCCATCTTCAAGAATGTGTGTTGACAAATTATAGTCTTTGTATGATCCTACTAGTTTCCTGAATGCCATGTACGCTCCTTAATTTTGGCCAGATAATGTTTTTAGTCTTTGTATGAATTCACTTTCTGTTTTTGGTTCCTTGTTCTTCATTTCTTTTGGCACACCTGGTTGGTCTCCATTTGTGACCTCCGGTGCTTGAACCAACGGTGCATCCTGTCTTGCTAATTCGTCTGGTGCTCTTTCGTCGGCGTCCTGTTGTATGTTTGAGAACTGTCCAAGGTCCTTGCCTGCTTCCTGTTTTTTCAATTCTAATTCTTGCTGTAGCGGATACACTGCTGGTACAGTTGTTGGATCATCTGATGCAACCTTGCCTGGATTGTCGCTGTTATCCGTTGCTGGCTTTTCTGTTTTATCGTCAGCGTCAGCCACCGATACACCTTTTGCACCCATTAATTGATTTAATAATGCTTCATCCTCTTTGTCAGGGATGGCCTTTATGTTGATGTCAATTTCCTTATATCTCATAATTTATTACCCAGCACTAATTTTTACTGTGCCGCTATCGTTCCAGAGTTGACCTGTGTTATTAGGATCACTAGTTGGCAAATCTTTTGCCATAACTTTTCCTGATTCATTAACCATTACAGTACCACTTTGATCAGGAAATACAATATCTCTTCTTGCCGTTGCGGCAGTTCCGTATAATCTTGTTTTTTTATATCCTGT